ATCCAGGGCCACGCCTTCCGCTACACCAGCGACTCGAACATGCTGGTGAGCATCGTCGGCGGCGGCACCCTCTATTTCCTCCCCGGCAGCGCCCGGGCCGCCCGCGGCATCCCCTCCGGCTCCGTGCTCTGGATCGATGAGGCCGCCTTCGTCGATGGCGCCGAAGAGATCTACCGCGCCGCCGCACCAGCCCTCTCCATGCTCGGTGACGCCGCCAAGGTGATCATCACCTCGACACCCGACACCGAGGTCGACTGGTTCGGCGGCATCTGGCACGACCATATCCCCGAGGACTGGTACGAGGACATCGCCGCGCGCCGCCTTGCGGAGCTCAACGCACGTCTGGCCTTCATCGAAGACAGCTGGTGTCGCGTCGCCATCCACTACAGCCAGCATCCTGTCTACAGCGCAGATCCTGACTGGGCTGAAAAGACGCGCCGTAAGCGCAAAATGACCCAAAGCGCTTGGGACTCCGAGTACGAGCTCAAGTTCGGCAGCACCGACAGCGCCATCTATCCTCAGCATCTGATCAAGCGCGCTGCTCGTGGCCACTGGCGTGAGTGTGGCTCTGTTGGCCGCTCCTACGTCATTGCTATTGACCCCAACGCAGGAGGCCGTGACTACTTCGTAGCAATGGTCTTAGACATCACAGAAAAACCCTACGAAGTGGTAGGAATGTATCGCGAAAACGGACGCAGCACCGATTACAGCTTGCGTCACGTAAAAACACTGATCGAAGACTTTCTACCTCAGCGTGTCATCGTCGAGAAGCAGGCCATGGGCTCCGTCATCGCCGAGGCCCTCCAGCACATCCTCCCCGAGTACGCAATCGAGCTGTTCAGCACCAGCCGCCCCTCCAAGAACATCGCCACCGATCGCATCCTCTACTTCCTCGAGCACGACGAGCTGATCTTCCCCCCGGGAGTGATCGGTTCTGAACTCCGAGCCTTCCAACAAACCGAGACCGGCGAGCGCAAGGCCGCGCCCGGCTTTCACGACGACACCACGATGGCCCTCGCCTTCGCCGTCTCCCTGATCCCCGAGACCCCCAACACCGCCGGCTTCTTCGCGCATATCTGAGCGCCGGGCGAGCCGACCTAACATGATTGTGCGACGGCGAGCGTCAACTCCCGTCGCGTGACCAACCTGCATCACCAGGCCGATGGCAGCATCTTACGTGCCCAGAAAGGGCTTGTCTTACAATGATTTTGTACATAAGGCCATATATAACTCGATGCTACAGAGATGCAATAATCCTAATGACCCAGCCTATAAAAACTACGGTGGCAGAGGCGTAACGGTTTGCGCTCGATGGGATCCGCTAAAAGGAGGCTCATATAAAAACTTTATAGAAGACATGGGTTATCGTCCTAGCAATAAGCATCACTTAGACAAAGAGGCTATTGATATATTTAATACAGTTTACTGCAGAGAAAAATGCAGATGGGTTCATAGAAGTGAAAATTACAGACGCAGAACTCAGAAGTATCAACTATTAAAGTATTTGAGTCGATCAGCTTTGACACCCAAATGCGATGAAGTCGATGCCCGAGAGGATCATCGCTTATCGGAGCCTGATGATCTTTGATCAGAACACAATCTCCCGGCATCCAAACCCTATCTCCCAAAGATCGCCGCAGGCGAAACACTTTTGCCCCAAACCCCTACGCTGTGACGGATCCACCCCACGAAACGGTCGTGACCTCCTCTGTATTCCGAGAAATGCCGGAAGCGAGGAATGATGGTGCTCTTGTCAACGTTCTTACTGGCATGGGAACCGCCGGTAAAGACAAGAGCGTTACAACGGCTATTTCACCAACCGTATTGCTCTCGCAGCGCGAGCTGGAATACCTCTACAACTACGCCATACCACGCCGTTACGTCGACTGCATTGCAGATGACATCCTGCGTCATCACACAACAATCACCCTCGGTGGTGACAAACAGACCGACTCCCAAGATCTGATCTCCTCCTTCGAGGAGTTCCTGAAGGTCACGCAATTCCACCAGGCCCTCTCCGAGGCCGTGAAGCTCCAGCGCCTCTACGGCGGCGCCGGCCTGGTCCTCCTCATTGACGATGGATTGCCGGAAGAGGAGCCCGTCGACCTCCAGCGCATCCGCGCCGTCCGCGGTTACATCCCCCTGAGCCGCCACCACCTCATACCAGAAGACTTCTCGATCACCGACTACAGCAAGCCCTCTCACTATCGCATTACAACAAGTCAGCGCATTACTCCTGACCAACAAAGCTCCTACGTCAACGTCCGCATCCACTCGTCCCGCGTCGCCCGCTTCGACGGCCTGTATCTCCCCTGGGACACCCGAGTGCGGAACACTGGCTGGGGCATGAGTGTTTTGCAGCTTTTATGGGAGAGCTATAAACGCTACGAAGCCGCGATGTCCGGCCTCGAGACGATGACTGCGGACTCGGACCTCTTCGTCCACAAGATCCCGGGCCTGTTCCAGCGCATTGCTTCCGGCAACGAGAGCGACCTCCGCAAGCGCCTCGAAGCCAACAGCCTCAGCCGCAGCGTCTACGGCGGCGTGGTGGTTGACACCGAGGAGGAGGTCAACTTCATCAACCGAGCCCTGGCCAATATCGCCAGCGCCACCGACCCCTTCATCAAAGACCTCCAGGCCGCCACCGGCTGGCCCGCCTCCATCCTCATGGGCGAATCGCCCGGCGGCCTCGGCAAGGAGGGCCGCTTCGAGGAACGGGTCTGGGCCTCGATCGTCGAGCAGTGGCAGTCCGTGTACTGCCAGGGTCCGATCACCGAGGTCTTCCAGTACATCCTCGCCAGCCGCGAAGGCCCCACCCGAGGCCGGCCCCCCGAGTCCTGGAGCGTCCACTTCCCGTCCGTCTTCACCAAGACCGACGAGGAAAAGGCAGCGCTTCGCCTGCAGGTCGCCCAGTCCGACGCCCAGTACATCAACCTCGGAGTGCTCAACGCCCTCGAGGTCCGCGAATCCCGCTTCGGCGGCACAGAGTTCAGCATCGAGACCACGCTCAACGAAGCGGTGACCGAGCAGCTCGTCGCGCAAGCTGATGCTCAGTTCCAGGCCCAGATGATGGGGCTCGAGGCCCAGGCGCAGGCGGCGATGAACCCACCGTCCCCTGACGGGGGCCCAGAACAACCGGAAGGCGAAGCCCCCGAGGGCGAGGCCCAGGCCCCGGAGCCCACCGCGAAGCGCGATGCCTACGACCTCTATCAGGCCCAGGGCCTGCGCATCCGTGTCACCCACTCCGTAGGCGACGTGAAGGCCGGCTACCTCGTTGGCCCTGACGGTCAGCGCACCGACAGCAGCACCACAGCCCCGCTCATGGTGTTCGGTCCCCACCGAGCCCGGGCCTACCGCCTGTACCGCGCCCACTTCGACCGGAACGACGAGCTATCGCCCGGCCCCTACGTCGCGGGCTTCGCCTCCATGCGCGCCGCCAAGCTCGGAGTGTCCCGCCTCTTCCCTCGGCAGACTGTGGCTGGACTCTCCCCTATCCCCGAGGGCGAAGTCGAAGCCCTTCGCGCCGGCTGGGAGGTGTACTGATGGCTGAGCTGACACCTTCCGGTTTTCGCACAGCTGCTTACCTTGAGGCAAAAGCCCGCTTGGATAAGCGTCAAGGTAAGACCCGAAATAAAGTTGTATGTAATCCACCTAATAAGCAGTGTGGAAATCGCTGCATTCCTCCGAATTGGGACTGCCGTTTTAAAGGCGAAGGATCGGACCCTCAGCTCAAAGCGGTCAAAACCGATCCACTCGGCGGTATCGCAAGCATCGAACGTGGCACCAAGCGCATCGTTCGTGGTATATCCCGTGGCAGCTTCGCAGATGTAGAAGGTGGCAAAAAATCAATCATCCGCGGTGCTGTAAAGATAGCCCCAGGCAACATCGAGCAGAAGAAGCAGCTCAAGACCACACTCGAGAATCGCACTCGCGCCATTGGCATCGGCCTCGCTGTGATCACAGGCGGCCTCAGCGTCCACGCGATCCTGATGAAGGGCAACACCTTCGGCTATCGCGATGGCCTCGGTCGTGACATCAACAACGCCGTACGCAGTGGTGTCAACAACGTTCTCGATGCTGTCCCCATCCTCGGGACACAACGTCGTGCGGTCCGCAGCCAGGCCTCAACCGATGTCACCCGTGCAGCCATCCGCCTCGGCCGCACGCAAACTTCCGGTCCTGTCGCCCTCTCCGAGCAGCTTGACATCCCCACGACAAACGCACTCGGTCAGGTGCGGGGCACAACGATCGCGCAGCGCAACATTGAGAACGCTGGAAAACTTACGCGCACGATTAACGAGGTCAACACAAGCGCCCGTGAGCGCAATACCAACATTTACTCTTGGAACGAAGCACATCGCCAAGCTTTTTGGAATGTCAAGACCAAAGAACAAGACATCAGCAACAAAGAAATCAACATCTTTGCCAAGCCCGCTGCCGAAGAGTTCCTGCGCAGCCAATACGACATCCCCCCGAGCGCGGATACCAGCAGCGCACTGAAAAGCGCGCTGCAAGAACAAATACGTGCCGAACGCGATAATTATGTAAGTCTCGCTCGCCAACAAGGTTTCAGAATCCAGCGTCGCGACAGTCGTGACATTATCCATCCCGATGACAACACTCGCTTTGTTCGCAATCTTGTGCGTAGCACTGCCGGCACAGGGGTGATGTCTCGTGAAGCCCGCAACAGCATCGAAGATCACGTTCAAAGCGTTCTAGGTCAAGCTCCTTCTACCTACACAAACAAGCTCTATCGCGAGACAGTATTAGGTTTCGACTCTTTCTACAACAAAGTTGGCAGCACCTCACGCAGCGTCGCGGGCGTTTCTTCAGGAGCAACCGAGGTCGACCCCCGTCGCACCTTCAACTTCGACCCCCAGCGCATCCCCACAATTCCGAGACGTGAACGGGACATCCTCGAGGCCGCCGACGAGATGCGCAGCCGTTTCATGCTGAATCAGATGCGTGGAACTGGCAACAGCGCGCTCAGTATTGCCGGAACAGGCCATTCAGAGCTGACGCGCATCGCCTATTTCTCTACACGAGTCAACGGCACCAACAACAGCACTTACTCTGTCACTGATCGCGTCGCCAAGGCCGCCGCCTCAGAGCTCGCCGGCCGGCCCGTGACCTCCACCACCGAAGCTTTCACCCTGCTGCGCACCCAGTACGGCTTCACCGGCGCCACCGAGGTCCGCCCAGCTACAGGCCCCGGAGCTACGGCCCCCCGAGGACGTGAAACCCGCGGCCAGCGCTCACAGCGCAACCTGACCGAGCTCGCTCGCTCGATCATGGCCCGCCCCGGCAACGAGAACATGGACCTTGCCGCTGCGCTCCGCCAGGCCCGCAGCGAGCAGCGTGGCGACTCCCCCGAGTACGACCTCCCCCCGCGCATCCGCGCCTTCCTCGAGCACCGCGCCGATCTGAAGGAGGCCAGCCGCCTGGGAAAGCCCTGCGGGGCCAGCCATATCCCCAAAGCGCATGAGTGCCGGAAGGGCGAGCGAGCTGGATCCACCCAAAGCGCTGTAGCGTCCGCCGCTCTCGTAGCTGGAGCAACTGCGACAGCCGTAGCGCTGACCTCCAACCCCAAGCTTCGTCAGCGCGTCGCAGTCGAAACCCGTCTGATCCTCCGCGGTTCAGACAAGGCCGCGCGCCAAGCGCTCATACTCGGTGGTCGTGGCACTGTCGCAGGCCTGTCCCTCAAGCAGGTCAAGGAAGGCCTGAACAAGCTGCCGGAACCACTTCAAGGCCCAGCCCGCAAACTCGTCGGTGGTGCCAAACAAGGCGCCGCTGCCATGGCTCTGCGCGCCGAAGGCTTCAGCATCCAAGACATTGACGTGGTCAATAACTTCTCAACATGGAAGAATAAAAAGGGAACGCTAATATCTGTTGGATCATATGGCGATAGTCTGGTAACATACGTCTCCGATAACTCTCACAGCTGGAAAGGCCAGCGTGTCTACAAAGTCGGGTTCAACGTCGACCAGAACTTCGACGCAACACGGAGTATCCCTGCAGATCAAGCCCGCGACATCACCGCAGCCGTCCGCAAGATGACCGACAACCAGCTGAACAAAATTAACAACGGAATTCTTGCAACATTTCCCTGGGATGGAGATGAGTATGGTGCCAAGCGTCGCGCCATCTACAGTCGCGCCGGCTTTAACAACATCATCGGCGAAGAATCCCAGTGGGCACTCGTACAAAAAGGACGTATCAAGAAAATGAGCGCAGCAGAGTCTTTCATCTTCCTCGCTGAGTCAGGAGAAAGAGATGCCCCCATCTACAAACCCAGTAGGAAAGAACGCAAAGACGCTCTGACAAAGGCGCATGGACCTTCTTGAGCGCTACAACGCCCTCCTCCGCACCACCGAGGACGGCACAATCACGCTCCTGAACCGCGTCCTCGACCAAAGCTTCAACCGCCTGGTCCGCCGCACCCGCATTCACATGCGCGCCGGCTACGCGGATCCTGCCCAGCGCAACCTGGCCCTCCTCCAGGACTTCCGGCAGCTGATCCCGGCCTACCGCCCTGACCGCATAGACGCATACGACCGGATTCTCCGCAACCTCGCAGCCGACGCCAGTGCCCGCGGCCTCGACGTCGCCGCGCAGCTCTCCCCCCGAGAACGGATCGACGTCTCCATCCCCCTCGAGGCCACCGCCGCTGCAGCTGCCCAGGCTCGGGGATTCCTGAAAAAACATGGAGACAAATTCGCGTTAGACTCTGCGGAAGTTGTATCACGAGGTATTTTAGAAGGCAGACCTACAGATTCAGTTGTACGTGATATGCGGTTAAGGCTTGGTATTGTAAAATCGCGTGCAGAGACTATAGTGCGTACAGAAAGTATTCGTGCTTATGCTGAAGCGTCAAATCAGTATTACTCAGCTCAGGGAATTGAATTCGTATCTGTGTATGTTGCTGCAGATGAAAGAGCCTGCCCTGTATGTAGCTCCAGAGCAGGCTTAATTTATAAAAGGGGATCTATTAAAGTACCCTTTCACCCACGTTGTAGGTGCTTTTTATCACCGTGGGATTCCGCGCTAGCCTCTATAGATATAGATTACGCGAAAGCTCCAAGTAGGCACAGAGAAGAAGTCAAGCGCTACGTACCTCATCCATTGAGTGATCAGTTACAGCGTTCCGTCTTCGAGGCTCAAGCTCCAGTGCCTGTACAATAGACCAACCTCTTTTAATACGTTTACGAACTGTACTATAGCTAAGGTTTAGTTCTCGGCACCAGTCACTCAGTATTAGCTCTCGTCCTTGGTATACGAATCTAATACAGCCTTTTGTATTTTTAGCTTGCTCACTCTTTGGGATCCATTTACAGTTGCTCTTATTGTAATTGCCGTTGTTGTCGATACGCTCAAGAGAATAACCAGCGGGACAATTACCCATATCTTCATAAAAGCCAGAAAATGTCTTCCATGCAGCACAGATAGCTACATTTGAATAATACGGATCAGACTTTACGCGCTGTTTCATTGCGGCCCATCTTTTATAGGACAACGAATGATATAGTCCATGTTTCGAATTTCTTGCTATTGTTACGTAACGCCTGGTGCATCCACAACTACGAGTGTGTCCGCTACGCAAGTCTTTAGCTTTCGGTGTAGCAGTAGACCCGCATAAGCATTCACAGAACCATGTAACACCCTGCTTAGTACTAGTATGTTTTTTGACAGCTGTCAGCAAACCAAACCGCTGACCAGCGAGATCGAGTACTTTTGGCATGACGCCTCCTACGAAGGTTGTCCGGGGCCGGGGTGTTAGCAGCACCGCCGGCCTATTCAATTTAGCAACACCAGTCGCTTAGCGATTCCCCCGAGGTCGGTAATCTGGAACTACCGCTTCACGGGCGTCTGCGCCCCATTCGCCATGCCTGCCACGCGCAAACGCCCTCCGATGCAAATGCAAGAAGAGGAGATGGAGTCCAGCGGCATTCGCGAAGGCTCTGAAGACATGCCTAAAGGCAAGCACTCCCGGAAGCGTGGAATGCGTGGCGCGAAGCACACCAAGGCCCCCATGGACGGTGAAGGCTGCAGCTGCGGCGCCGGCAAAGGCAAGAAGTGCAGCTGTGATGGCGGCTGCGGCTCCTATAAGAAGATGGACTCCGCCCTCACCCCACACGAATACCTCGCTGCTTGCGAACTCAACATCCAAGACCGCTCTAGGCAGTACATTCGCGCCCGCCTCGATGTCGCTGAGCGCCGCGACCTTAAGTGCGGCAACGGCTCGATCTCCCCTGGTGAGAAATGCCACGTAGGCACAGCACAGCAAACCAAGAAGCAACCGACATTGCGTGATCTTCGCAATGATCCCTATGGCAAAGGTGCGAAATTCTGGAAGACTCCAGGCTCCACAAAAGGTGTAGGAAACAAGATCAAGCGTGCTGGAGAGCTTGCCGCTAATGTCGGCGGAGGTGTAGCCCTCGGTCTCGGCAGCATGCAGCTTGCCGAAGGCATTATGACAGGCAACATAGGCAAAGCTTCTCGGGGTCTGCGGAATTACAACCTAGGACTCGCGGCGTCAAGTCTTGCAGGTTCATCGCGAGCCGCACGTCAAGGTAATACTCAGCTTTCGAAAGAGTACGCCAGTCAAGCCGGGAAGCTCGCAGCTTTTGGCGTTGGTCAAGAAATGGCTATCGGCGGCGTAGCTGGCTATAAACGTGCGCGTGCAAAGCAACCTAATATGCGAACAATGAGTAATACTGAGTATCAAGCTGCACGACAAGCTGCTGGAAACGCGGGAGGCGACGGTCCTTTTACCCGAGCTCGTGGTGCCGCAGGTCGCGCCTGGAACCGCTCGCGCAGTCGCACGGTATCCGCCTCCAGAGGCAATCTCCCTGGTCGCCGCGACTCTATCTATGCCACCGGCTTCACCCCCGAGTACGACCAACTCGCCGTCTGACCGATGACTCTGACCCCTGCTTCGATCCGCCTTGACCTCAAGTGCGGGCAAGGTGCTATTTCACCTGGCGAAAAATGCACCAAGGGAACCGCGTCGCCGATTTCCAAGGAGAACATTCTTCGCACCGGATTCAACTTACATAACGGTAAGCGACTTAGCAATGGAATGATCCGCAAGCTTGAGCGTGAAGCTGTTAAATATGAGCGCACAACAGGAAAAACCGTAAGCTTTACGCCGGAGCAACGAGCAGGCCTAATGTTGACTCGAGGTACAGCTACACGTAAGTTTGTATCTGCACAATTTGTACCCGCAAGATCAAAAGATCTGAATGAAGCTATCAAAGTTTCTAAAGGTACGCAAGATCCCGAACGCTTTGCACTACGCGAGCTGGCCAAACGCGAACGATTCAATCGTAGAGTAAATGCAGCTGTCATCGCGACTTCAATAGTAGCTCCTTTGGGCTACGGGTTGCTCAGTCGTCGGGATTCGCCTTGGGCTGTGGGGTTTGAACCATGACACTCACACCTGCGACACTCCGCACTGACGCCTTCATCGGCAACAAAAAGCTCAACTGCGGCCCCGGCTCCATGCCTTGTGGCAACGCCTGCATCCCGAAAGGTAATAAGTGCCGCGCCTCCTGGAACAAGCCTGTGAAGATCGCCGCCGGTGCTGCAGCCATCACTGGCGCCGCGCTTGTCGGCACAGCCCTCTTCCACCCGAGGGCGAACATGCGTCGCGCCGCCGGTGAGATGTTTGAGCCCATCACCCAAGCCGGGTTCGGTGCCGCGAATGCCGCTGCTGGCAACTGGCCTGGCGTCGCCAAGAACGCAGCCAAGATGGCAATGTCAAGTCAAAACCTCGGCAAGAACATCAAAACTGTCGCACAGGGCTACGGTACAGATATTAAAAGTGCATATAACAAAGGTAAAAACGCTTATTTCAAGTGGCGTAACCATCGCCCCGGGCGTCGCGACTCCTTCTGGGCCACAGGCTTCGAACCATGACACTCACACCTGCGACACTCCGCCTCGACGCCCAGGGCCGGGCCTGCGGTCAGGGCTTCATCGCAGCCGGCCAGACCTGCCACAAGCGCGGTGCCTTCCCCAAACGCGCCGCCCTGGCCGCCGGCCTCACCGCCGGCGCCATCGGTGGCGCGCTCGTCTTCAAAGGCAGCCGCAACGCCATCCTCGGCGCCCCTGCAGCGATCAAGCGCACCGCCCAACGTGGTGTCACCGAGGTCGTCCACCGCGCCACGGCCAAGCCGCCCTCGATGCGCCTCTCCCCCAAGGCCTTCGAGGACATGCGGCCTCCCTCCAAGACCCAGCGCCTCTCCGAGGCCGCCAAGACCGCGAACCGCCGCGCTGAAAAAGCCATCCAGAAGGCCGCGCAGCTCGAGGTGGAACGGGCCGGCGCCGTGGGCAACGCCATGTACGAATCCGGCCGCGCCACCCGAGCCTCTCTGCGCAGTGGCATGCGCCGCCACAACCTCACCGTCGAGCGCCTCCGCCGCCGCTACGAACCGGGCTACCGGCGTTCCCCCCGAGGCCGATCCGACAACTACATCCCCCTCTACGCCCCCACCCAGATCCAACCACCGCTGCGCAGCGATGCCTGCTGGGAGGGCTACGTCCAGGCCGGCATGAAGCGCAAGGGCAAGCGCGAAGTCCCCAACTGCGTCCCCGCCTCCTCCGGCCT